CGCATCTACATTCCCGACCGCATGACGGAAGGCTATGGCCCATCGCCCGCCGCGATGACCGTGCTTGCCGCCGAAGGCACGAAGCTTGTGATCACGGTGGATTGCGGCGCCGCTGCCATTGCCGCGCTGACGGAAGCCAAGTCGCTGGGCATGGATGTTGTGGTGCTGGATCATCACCGGGTCGAAGTCTCGCCGCCCGCCATCGCGCATGTGAATCCCAACCAGCCGGACGATCATTCGGGCCTCGGCCATCTTTGCGCTGCGGGCGTCAGCTTCCTGTTTCTTGTCGCGCTGAACCGACATCTGCGTGAAACCAAATTCTACGAAACACGCGGCATGGCCGAACCCGACCTGCGGCTGTTCCTCGATCTCGTCGGCCTTGCCACCATCTGCGATGTGGTGCCGCTGAACGGCGTCAACCGCGCTTTCGTCCGCTTCGGGCTGGGCCAGATCGGTGCGCTGGCGCGGCCAGGCCGGGCCGCGCTGGCGGGGGTGGCGGGCGCCAAGGGGCCGTTCACGCCTTATCACCTGGGCTTTGTGTTCGGGCCTCGCATCAATGCCGGTGGCCGCGTCGGACGCTCGTCGTTGGGTGTCGACCTGCTGACATCGCGCGACTCCGAAGTCGCCGGCGATTTCGCGCTGCAGCTCGACAACCACAACCGCGAACGCCAGGCGATCGAGAAAATCATTCTGGAAGAGGCCATCGCGCTGGGCGCACTGCAGGCCAATGCACCGTTCATTCTCGTATCGGGTGATGGCTGGCATCCCGGCGTGGTCGGCATCGTGGCGGGCCGCCTGAAGGAGCGTTTCGGCAAGCCCGCTTTCGTCGCCGGGTTTGAAGGCGGCATGGGCCGCGGGTCTGCCCGCTCGATCCCCGGTATCGATCTTGGCGCCATCATCCGCGAGGCGGCCGAAGCGAAGGTCATCGAATATGGCGGCGGTCATGCCATGGCGGCGGGATTCTCGCTGACCTCGGCCCAGCTCGAAGGCTTCCGCAAGTTCGTCGAAGCGCGGTTCAACGGGGCAGGGCCGGCGCTGGCCGCTGCCAACGACCTGCTCCTGGACGCAGTGTCCTCGCCCGCCGGTGCCAACATCGCCCTCGCGCAGGAAATCGCCCAAGCCGGTCCCTATGGCGCCGGCAACGCCGAACCCCTGATCGGCCTGCCGGACGTCCGGGTGGCTTTCGCGGACGTGGTCGGCAAGGCCCATGTGAAACTGCGGCTGGCGGGCGGCGACGGCACCGTGCTGGACGCCATCGCCTTCCGGGCGGTCGGTACACCCCTGGGAGACGGCCTGCTGGCCTGCCGTGGCGCCCGGATCCATGTGGCGGGACGCCTGCGGCAGGACGACTGGAACGGCCGGGTCCGGGTCCAGCTCGAAATCGAGGACGGGGCTCCCGCAACCCCTTGATTTGGGTCCGCTTCGCGCCCCTCGGTTCGACAAGCTCGCCGGGGTGATTTTGGGTTGCAAAAGCCCGTTTGGGCCGGTAGACACCCGCCTCCGGTGGCGCCCTTCGTCTATCGGTTAGGACTCAGGATTTTCATTCCTGCAAGAGGGGTTCGACTCCCCTAGGGCGCACCAGGCTTTTTCGAGAAAGTGTGTCACCGCTAGATCGCGGTGTGTCAGCTTCCTGATTTGTTCTTCTTCCCAGCCTTGGCCCATTTCAGCACCGAAGTCCGGGCCAGCTTCTCTTGATTTGCGTCCCGGGAATACTCCGCCGTCATGCGTTCTGTGCGGTGGCCGGTGATCGGGGCTACCAGCGCGCCAGCTTCGGCCAGCAGCCGCCCCGCCGTCTTCCTGAGCCCGTGCAGCAGGCACCCGTTGGGCCCGCGCGTCAGGCCCGCTTCGTCCACCGCTGCCGCCATCAGGTGCCCGAAATAGACGGGGCTCAGTTTCTCGCCCTTGTCGCTCGCCAGGATCGCCTTTTCGTGGCGCGGGTGGACGGCGGCCAGGGCCTTCTTCAATTCCGGGTGGATGGGAATCACCACATCGGTGCCGGTCTTGCCCTGCTTCAGCCGGAATGCCTCGCCGGCGATGGACTTCCAGGTGAGCTTGACCAAATCCTCGCGGCGCTGGCCGGTGTAGAGGGCGAGGGCGTATCCCGTGCGCTCGCGCGTTCCCAGCGGCCAGCGTTCCTCGAAATCCAGCAGCTCGGCGTCCGTCCATGCCCGCCAGCGGCCGCCGCGCATCATTTTGATGCCCTTGCCGAGATTGTCTGGCCGGAAGCCGCGCGCCTCCGCGAAGGTCATCAACTGCTTGACGGTGCGAAGCATCTTGTTGGCGGCGCCGGGCTTGCTGGCCAGCTTGTCCTTCCATCCGAGAATGTGCCGGCGTTCCAGCTTCGCCAGCGGCTTGGTGCCATGCTCCGCGATCAGCGCGTTGATGACATATTTCATTTCGCGCCTGGTGGACTCGGCCAGCTGCACGAAGTCCGCCGATTGCATGTAGTTCTGACACAGCGCGCCGAAGCTGCCGGGCGCGATGGTGGTGGGCGCGGCGTTTGTCTCGCCCTTGGCGGCGTTGTAGGCGTCCAGGAAACCCGGATCGTCAGGATGGGGGAGCTGGACCCGCTTGCAGCCTTTCCGGCGGAAATAGTACCGCCAGCGGCCGTGCTGGCTCTGGAAGGCGTTCACATAGGGCAGATCGACCTTCACACGCACGCTCATTGCTGGTCCCACGGATTAGCTTCCGCACCCCCGCCCGATTCCTTCAAGGCCTCCCAGGCGTTACGCACAGCTTCAAAGTCATAAAGGCCCAGCCCGGCATGGCCCGGGATGGGAACCGGCTTCGGCATAAGCCCCTCGCGCACCAGGGCCAGGAAGCTCCCCAGGCTAATGTCCAGCGCGTCGGCGGCCGTCTGCGCCCTGACAGCCAGCGTGGGCGTCAGGCGCGGCGGGATAGCGGCGGAAATGCGAAGGCGGGCATTCATGCTATAAGCGCTTATGGGAAAGTTCAGTGCAAAAGTCTGGTGGGGTGTTGCAGCGATCATCATAGGAGTTGCGATTTGGCGCATTGCCGACGTCATTCAATGGGCAGAGTCGCACGAAAAACTGTCTGGTTGGGCGCAAGCTGTGGGGTCTATCATTGCCCTCCTTGTCGCTATCAAACTGCCCGCTTGGCAGGATAGCTACAATAGGTCGGCGGAAAACTCGCAAATTACCGCCCGCATCAAGCTCATTGCTGTGGCGGCGCGGGACGCTATCAGCGACCTGCTCGATGGAAGCGATCAAGCGACCGCAAACTTGATGTCCATTCACAAGGCAAAAATTTGGGAGGACCTCGCAGGTAGACTCAATGCGTTGCCGATGGAGCGGCTCACAAGCGATGCTCCGCAGGTGGCGCTGCTGCACTTGGCAATTATCTTTCGAGACCTTGCTTTCATTCACGCAGAAGGTCTCGCGAGAAGCCTCGATCAAGAACGACACCTGCTGATTTTGCGGGATCAGATTGAATCGGAAATCCGGGATCACCTGTGATCCCTCCCGAAGAACAGCACGCGCCGGCGGAATAGCTCTTCGGCGGCTTTCCCCTCCACCGCTTCGTCGTAATCGGCGGGGCCGTCTTTCGCGGCAGCCCTGATCTTATCGAACACCGCAACCTCCTCGGGCGTGGCGTCGGCCCTGACGCGCAGAAATTGCGCGCCGGCATGGCGCTGGCGCATGAGATAGGTTTCGGCGTTTCGGACCTCAAAAACCGTGGTCATGCGAGGGCTTCTGCCATGCGAACGCCGCCGCCATCTGCGGTCCAAAGCCGTTTCGCCTTCATGCGCTGGAGATAGGCGTCTCTGCTCGAACGCTTATAGCCGGTGGCATCGTCGATGGCCTGGCGTTCGACGGCGCGGGGATATGCATCGATCAGAATTTCGAGGATTTTTCGCTCACCCTCTGGCAGCCGCCCAAGCCAATACTGCTGCAAGGCCTCTCCGGTGGGCAGCGGTTCATAGTCTGGGGGCAAAGCATCCGCGCCCGAAATCGTAACTCGGACGGTGGAACCGGATACTTCGACCAGCCCTTTTTCACGAAGCCGCTGGATATATGCGTCGCGCGATGATCGCTTGTAACCAGTCAGCACGGTAAGCTGCTCGCGCTCCACGCCATCGAACTGGGCGGCGGCAATCAGGACCGCGCGTTCACCGGGCGGCAGGGATATGACTTTGCCGCCAACTGTCGGCCTCGGAGACATCGTGGGCCGCGCCATGCTGGCGCTGGCGGGCGCGGCTGCCGTGACCTTGGCCACCTTCGGCACCGAGCCGTCAGGCGGAGCGATGTAGGCCGGGTTGGGGCCGATGCCTTCAAACGCCTCCCGATACAGGGCCTTCGTCCGCTTCACGCCCTGATCGAAACCCAGGCGGTGGCCAGCGGCGAAGCCCTGTCCATGCCCGATGGCATGGCCTTCGGTGCGCGCTTCCCAAATGGCACGCTCGAGGGTCTTTTGGTCAGCCGTGTTAATTTTTGCCACCGCTTGGGATGCGACAGGCTTCGCGGCAGGCTTGGCCTTTTCCGCCAGCGCCGCCTTCATCTGGGACACGAAGGCGTCGGCCGGAACCGGCTGGCGTTTTGCAGCTTCCGCCTTGGTCAGCGTGGCCGCGCGGCGGTCCGGGTGAAGGCTGTTCTTTTCCGGCACCTTGATCAGCACCGGGGTCTTCAGTTCGTTGCTCATCACCCAGCACTGACCAGATTTCAGGTCGGGCAAGCTAGCGGTGATCTTCTTTTCCATGGCCGGGTCGATAAGGCCCAGCCACTTCTTCAGGTCTTGCAGCGTGTTCTTGCCGGTCTGACGGTGGACGAAGACGTTGGCGCAAAGTTCAAGCACGGATTTATTCAGGTCCGCGCTTCGCTGATTGATGAGGGTGATCCCCACCTTGCTGTTGCCGCCCATGCGGACCAGCTTTTCGACGGCGGCGAATGTCTGTCCATCGGTGACGCGCTGGGGGACGAACTCGGCCGCTTCCTCGATGAAGACATGCCGGAGGCCATAATCCGAATTCTCGTGCAGCAGGATTTCGCAGGTTTCCTTGACGATGCGGCGCCAATCCGCCTTCGATAGTTCGACGCTGAAAAGGTCCAGCACCAGGCTGATGTTCGCCTTCATGGCTGATCGCACCAGGTCGCCCACGCCTTTGACGGTCAGCGGGAGATCGCCATGCTTCCCGCCAGCCACCACTACCGGATAGCCGCGCCCCTTGCCGGGGATGCGCAGGTTGTGGGCCACCCCGATGGGGTCAAGCCAGATGAAGGGCACGCTGGCCTCGTAAAGTTCCTCCGACGCCTCGGTGGCGGTGTAGGTCTTGCCGCTGTCACGGATGCCGAGGATGGCATTGGCGGCGATGGCGTATTCGCTCAGCGCAAAGCCGGGCACGCCGAATATCGTCTTCACGCTGTAACCGCCTCCCTGGCGGGGCGAACAGCGCGGGCGATAGCCGGGCGCATGTCTTCAAGGTCAATGAAAGCATCGGCGGCGCGGCGCAGGTCTTCCGAACAGGCAGACGGGCGGCACTTGATGCTGGATAGGACGGTGACGCGGCGGCCACGCCGCTGGACCGCATCCACCACCGGAACGAAATCACCATTTCCGCTGGCGAGAACGAAGTGATGGATGGTGCCGGCCATTTCAAGCATCGACACCGCCAGATCGAGGTTGATCGAACCGTGGGGCTTCGTGACTACCTGATACCCATTGCATTCGAGCCAATCGACCAGCGGGCGCAGCGGATTGAAGTCGCCATCGTCTGCCATGGGAGTGAAATAAAGAGCGCGGGCGAGGGCGGCCTGATCCGAGAAAGCCGTCAGAAGCGCCTTGTAATCGATGTCGAAGCCCAACGCCTTTGCCGTAGCCCAGATATTGGGACCGTCCACCACCAGGGCGAGACGGTCTTGCGGGTGAAACCTCATGCGGTGCTCCTAAGTGAATCTGGCCTCGGCATATCGAAGGGCCAGGGATTGGCGCTTTCCAAAGCGATCGCTGCGGCGTCGCGGAGCCGCTTGAACATTGGCGAGATTGCGCCGGGCCGGGTGATGATCCTGAAACCTGATCGGCCGCACCGTTGGAGCACGATTTCGCGCCCGCCTGAGACGACGACGTAACATCCCATCGATAAGCGGCGCGGCCTTTTCATGTGGCTCCGTGCGCAGCTTTGGCGCGTTCATCTAGCCAATAGCGGGCCGTGAACATCACGTCTTCGTCGAAATCCTTGTCGAGCAGCCAGCGCAGGAATCCGGGATCGACTTCGGACCAAGGCTTTCCGCGCTCTTTGCCGATGTGGCATTTAATGAGTAGGGCGGGCTGATCGCTGCGCTTTACGAGATGCTCGAGCAGCGCGCCGCCGTTCAGCATATCCCGCAGGTGAAAGGCGGTCACATATGCGTCAGGGCCAGCACGGTGGGCAACGCTGGCGATGTTCCGGTCAAGCCCTTCCGGCTTGCGGGAATAGCGCAGGACCTGGTTGGAGTGGCCGGGCTCGTCCTTCCACAGACGAAGAGCGCACTTATAAGTGCAGACCCAGGGCTTTCCACCGGTCATGGCATCGGTGATGAAGAGGCGCTCGAACTTCGCGTTGTGGGCTGCGAACGCGTCAATCGCGGGGTCAGAAAAAACGTGCCCGCCGATCTTGTCGATTGTAGGCATGTGCCGTACGTCATCATCTATCAGGTGATGAATGGCGGACGTTTCTGGGGGGATCGAGCGACCTGGGTTGACGTAGATCGCCTGCGGCGCGCCCACCCGCCAATCGGCAGGCTTCTCGTCCAGGTCGAGGCCGTTGGAAACGACGTCACACCAGCCGATCTCGCAAATAGCATGTTCGGGCGGCTCGAAGCCGGTGGTCTCAATATCAATCACGCGAATTCTCATGCTGTTTTCCTTCTGAAACTGCTGGGCTGTTGGCGAGGCGGGCATTTGCAATCTTCTCCCCATTCACCGCAAGAACGGCACTTCTCACCGATGGCAAGGTTCATGGGGCGGTCCAGGGGCTGCTTGTTGACGACGAACTTGTTGGTACGACCCGGATTATTGGCCTTGGCACGCCGGTTCGTGCTGCTGCCAGCCGTGGTCGCGCCATTGCCGTTTGTGATTTTCGCGTGGCAATCGGTATGCGAATAAGCGCAGTTGTGCGGCTCGTCCTCGCCGCCGATAGCCAGTTCGTGAAGGTGTTCCTTCTGGACACCAGCGGCCTTCACGTCTTCGATCTTCAAGGCCACGCGACAGCGCTTGCACGGTAAAATCGCGCCCTGCATCAGCAGGACGGCCAGGACTTCCATTTCCCGGAACTGGCGGCGGCTACGAGCCATGGCGCGCAACCTCCAGAACCTTGTCGATCCCGGCATAGGCCAGCGCTTCGCTGATCTCGACGCGGAAGACTTCGCGGCCCAGTCGTTCGCTGGGGCGGCGCGCGCCCGGATCACGCCAGTCGATCTCGTGCCAGGGACGGCCATTCACGGCGCGGATCACGAAGAAAGGCATCAGGCCGCCTTCCCGGTGTTGTCGATCAATTCCTGCCGGGCCACGCCAATCTCGGCGGAGATAATGTCCAAGACCTTTTCCTTGCACTCGCGGAAGGCCTTTTTGTCCATCTTGTCCTTGGCCATGCTCTGGGCCGTCAGCTTCACCATCACGTTCCGGTGGACTGTCACGACGCAATATTCGTCATCGTTGCGCGCCCAGGCGGCGGCCCGCTTGGCGCCAGCGGGGCTTTCGCAGACAAGTTCGCTGCGGTTGGCATAACCCGCGCGGATCATCGCCCACTTCCTGAGGTGGACCGGCGATGGAAACCGATCCGCCATCAGGGTTGGCAGGTTCTTCCAGGCCTCGTTGATGACGGCGAACAGGTGGTTGTGACTTTGCGTCGAACGATCCTGTTCCGCCGTGATCCGCAGGACTTCGCCTGTTCCCCAGATGGCGGCAGCGCGCCGCCCCCAATAGGCAGAATACGGGCGCAGCACTTGCGCCGCGTTGTCCCAGACAAAATCGAGCGGCGCGTGGCTCATTCCGCAGCGGCCTTCGCGGGCTCCGGCGCCATCTTGCGGATTTTGGCTTCCAGTTCGTCCAGTTCCTCGTTGAACAGGCGGACGGCCTTCGACATGGCCGCGATATAGGGCTCGTCCCGATAGATGCGCTTTTCAAACATCGGGAGCTTGGGCCAGAAGATGGCCAGGTCGATCCATTCGCGCTCGGCCACCCACAGGCCGCCCTGACATTGGGCGGTGTGTTCTGTCGGCGCTTCGTTCTTCTGCAGCACGTCGATCAGGATATGGGGCAGGGCGCTCTTAAACTCGACCATGCCCTTGGTTCCGGCGAGGGCGTCGGGGCTGGCACCCTTGTCACCGTTGCGAAGGAACCCGACCTGCTGCAGCGGCTCGTCATGCAGGAAGGCGTAAAGGTTGCGGGCATCGGATTCCATTTCCTTGCCGCGATCCATGTGGGCGTTGCTGTAGCCTTCTTGGACTGCGCCGGTGATGCGCTCGCCCACCAACTCGCGCATGTACTTGGCGCGGGTGAGGCTGGGGCCGCCACCCTTGCCTGACGCCATGACGGTGGAGAACATCGACGCCGTGGGTATCCCCAAGCGGGCGGCGTGCCATTCAGGTGTGCCTTGTTCGCAGGTGATGATTTGCAGCATGGGGTTCCTCAGTAGGTGATGGTGATGGCGGGGATGGACTTCTTGGCGATCAGCGTGACCGCCTGCATCGCAGCTTTTTCCGTCATGCCGCCTTCGACAAATGCGGCGACAGCCTTGCGGTTGATCGCGCCGCAGTGACGCTTGTTGGCCTCGCGGCGTTCGGTTTCGGCAGTTTCGGCCGCCAGGCGCTCGGCGGCTTCACGCTGCAGGCGCGCTTCGGTATCGGCGGCGCGCTTGTCCGCGGCCTCCTTATCGGCATTGGCCTTGGCAATCGCGGCGTCGGCGTCGCGCTGCGCTTTGGCCGCAGCTTCCTTTTCGGCATCGATGGTGCGCTGAGCCGCCGCTTCGGCGTCACGGGTGGCCTTTTCAGCAGCTTCCCGCTGGATCATCGCAATGCGGTCAGTTTCAGCCTGCTTGGCAACCTGTTCGCGCAGCACCAGCAGCTCGGCAGCTTCGGATTCCCGCTTCTCTGCCTTTGGGATTTCCTCCAACAGGGTGGAGCGTGCCGCATCCTTGGCGCGGGCATATTCGGCTTCGAACTCTTCGCAGGCCGGGCCGATCATCACGGCTTCGACCTGGGCGAGGCTGTCTTTCAGTCGCGCGCTGTCCCGGCCCGGCGCATTGCGCGAGATTTCGTTCAGAGCCGTGATGGCGTCGGTGTGGGCGGCAACGCGGGCCGTGTCGGCGTCTTCCCATTCGGTCAACGGCTGGCGGACTTCATCGCGCCACTTGTCCAGGGTGTCCCGGACATTCTTGCGGCAGGCGTCGATCTTCTTCGGGATTTCCTTCTGCTCGTCGGCCAGCGCCTTTCCGACGCCTTCCAGATAGGTCTTGGTCTGGGCGACCTTGTAGGCCATGGAGGCGATGGCCTTGCGCCCGCCAGCAGTGGAAATGTCGGGCACGAAGGCGTCCAGTTCTTCCCGGATGCGCGCCATGAACGGGTCCATCGCCTTGTCGGTGGTGAAGACCGCCAGCGCGGATTCCTGGGGGATGGTGACGAGCTGGTTGGCTTCTGCAGGTGTGGCGATGTTCATGGCGTTACGCCTTCCTTCTGCTTGACGATCTGGCTGCGGATGTTGATGCGCTCTACGGCTTCGCGGTATCGCCCTCGCGGAAGGTCGATGATGCTTTCGACCTTCATGGACTTGCAGAACAGGCCTACGTCGGCCTTATCGCGCGTCAGGAGGTCTAGGATCGTTTCGGCCTGTTCCTCGGTGACCAGCCCAGTGGCGCCGCCAGCGTGGCCGTCGTCATCCTCGCCCTTGGTGCGGATATTCAGCAGCAGGGTGGCGGTATAGCGCTTGCCATAGCTGGTGCTGGACCCCACGGCCTGCACGTTGTTCTTGCTGCCCGACGTATCGAGCGGCAGCGTCATGGTGGTTTCTTCGCTGTGGCCCATCTCGTGGCTCAGGACACCAGTGACGGTGACGCGATGTTCCGGGGCGCCTGTCGATCCGCAACGGAACGTAAGCGCAAATCCATGATCGGCCAGGATAGGAGAGATCGCGGCGTCGATATCTTCCCACAGCGCATAGGGAGTGGTCTGGATCAGATTAGCGTCGATCTTCTCCTTGCCCTTTTCGTGGATCATGATGCAGCCCTTGCGGTCGATGACCGGCAGGTGGGGCTTCATTCTCACCAACGCCTGGGTGTAGGCCGCCTTGGCGTCGTCCATTTTGAAAAGCCGGGCTTGGGCCAGCAATTTTTCAATCTTGTCGGCATCCACCGTCGGATCGAAGGCGGCGCGATTGATGATGTCTAGGATCGTTACCGGGCGCTGCGGCTCCGCCACGACGGGCAGATGCGACGTGGACCGCTTCGCAACAGCGGAGACTTTCGCAGCAGGCTTCGGCTTCTTCTTAACGGCGGCATGTGCCATGGCTGTTCCTATTCCTCGGTTTTGAAAAACGTGTTGCAGATGGCCTGGGCCTTGATGACGGCAATGGGGCTGTGCGCCCGCCGCCATTCCCCATCGACGCCTGTGGGCCGAAAGCCGGCATGGCGAAGACTGTTCTTCACGCCGCGCGGAGGCTCGATCGTTAAGACGACCTGGACGTGCTCGCGTGCATCCCTGATCTGGGCACCGAGATAGCGACAGACGATGCGAGGCTTTTCGGAGGATTGGGTCATGCGCACCAACCAATCGCGGTGCAGACGTTGGCGGCCCAGCCCGCGATGTAAAAGGCGGCGCACATAAACCCGATCAGCCCGAAGCCTCCCAAGCCGTCCTTTACCCAAAGGATGCGCTCGGCCTTCTTTTCCTCGGGTGACATGGCGCGCCAGATGGCGACGTAACCGGCGGGGATAATGCTCACTTGGCACCGCCAGTCTTGTGCGCCGCGATCAGGTGGCCGCACCGGCACGTCGGGGAAAACTGAAGACGGCCACCCCGTTCGATAGGGTTGCCGCAGGGTGGGCGCGGCGGCGACATGCGCAGCGACTTCAGCCAAATGCGATGCGCGGCGAAGTCGGTGACGCAGCCCAGATGGTCGACATAGGGAGAGCGGGGATCGAGCGGGACCGGATCAGGGAACCGGCCCAGCTTCGCCACGGCGGCGCTGATCACTTCCATGGTCTTGGAACGGGGCCTTTCGGCCTGTCCGGACTCAGCGGTAGAACGTAACCGTGAGGCTTCCTGGATATACGAACGGGGAGTGCGGGCCAGCATCAGACCGCCTCGTGCAGGGCGCGGTCGGCGGCAAGGAAACCTTTGCGCGCGGCGACCAGCGCAATTTCGCGATCCACCAACTGGTCGTCGCTCAGACCAGCTTTGGTGCTGTCCAGAAGGGCCAGATAGGCCTTCTCGGCGGCGACCTTGGCGCCAGCCAGATCGCGGACCCGCGCTTCCGTCCGGTTGCTGGACGCCGCTGCTAAGAGGCGGTGCGAGCTCATGCCACCACCTGCATCGCGCCGGTCAGGATGGCCTTTGCGACCAGCCATTCGCGCATTGAGGTGCCGGACTGGCGGCCTTCATGGAAGAAGAAGGCCGTGGCCTTCAACCCGCGACCGCTTTCGCGGCGGGTGACCTTGTAGGTGTCTCCGGCGCGGACGTATTCGCCGGGAATTGCCCGGATAACCTTGACGGTTTGGGTGGTGATCTCAGAGCGGGCCATATTTCCCTCGTTTCGTGTCGCTGGCCGGAAGCGGCTCAAATCAGCGTCTGTACGAAGAATGTACGAAAGAATTGGACAGGTCAACGAATAATTCGTACAGCAACGAAAAAATCGTCATGCGACGGTCAACCCCACATCACGCGGGGGCAGGGCTATGCGAAAAGTAGCGATTTTGCTGGGAATTTTGGCCGCCCAGGCCGTAGCTGCGCATGCCGGAGAGCTGGAAGTCTGCCGCCCTGACTATGTGGACAAGCGGCTGAACCGAGAGGCCCTTGTGGCACCCGCCGGCATCACGTTCGAAGATTGGGGAGCGGAAAAAGACGGCGCCGCCGAAGCACTCAAGACCAGATGGGAGCTACGTCTGGTCACCACCGGCTTGCTACGGTTCAAGCCGGGACAGCGCTGCGCCACGGTCAGTGCATCGATAGCGCACGGCAGTGCGCGGCGGGCGGTATCGCCGAAAGACCACCGACATTTCGAGCCTGGTGGAATGCTCAATCCGCAGGGCGGGGACTTCGCGCCTTATCCGCCGATCTGGGATCGCATTTCGCAGATGACGGCGAGGGCGGCTTCCCAGATTCGCTAGGGCAGGGGTCACATGGCCAGTGTTTCAACTGACGGCATAGACTTCCCGGCATTAAAGAAGACCATGGAGCTATATTGCGCGTTAATGACAGAAATAAAATTCCGCATCGATGGCATGAATGCAATTGCAAATGCTGGACTGCCGGTGCGCATATCCTACGAAGCTTGCTACCTACAGCTCCGATTTATCTGCGAGTCGATCGCCATAGGATGTCTCGTCGTCAACGGAGACATTCTCACGAGCAAAAGCAGCAAGCTGGCGAAAACGTGGGAAGCAGACCGTTTAATCAATCGGCTTTCTGAAATCCATCCCGATTTTTATCCCGAACCTGTCCAGCCCGACGGTGGCAATCGGCACAAACTGGCCAAGGTTGACGCGCCAGTGCTATCCAAAGACGAACTGATCTCTCTTTATCGAAAGTGCGGGGGCAAACTTCACCGCGGAGCACTCAAGGATCTAAACCGCAGTTTCGAAGCTCCAAACCTGTCATTTGTCCAGATACAAGCTTGCCGAAATAAAATCGTAAATCTACTGCAGCACCATTGGATTTCGGTTTTTAACTCATCGGATAAAATCGGCGTGCAGATGGGTGGCGCCGACGCTACGCCCGTTTGGAATTACTGGCGGCCTATCGGTAAAGATACTTAGGGCAATCGGCGGGCTAAGACGGCGATCACTTTGCCAATCACCGTGAGCTCTTCTTCGTCCACGTCCTGAACTGGCGTGGTAGGATTATCTGAAATGACGCGGACCGTCTTTTGTCGGAGGTTCAGCGAGAGTCTCTTAATCCAAACATCATGGCCCACGCGGATCGCGTAAATGCCTTCGCGCGTCAGTCTGGTCTGCGTCATGTCGATCAGCACCCAGTCGCCGCCCAGTAGCGTCGGCTGCATGCTGTCGCCGTCGGCTCGCACTATCGCCAGTGTCGACGGGATAGCGCGCGTTAAACCGTTGAGCCATTGGCTTTCAACAAGCCAGTGACCTAGGGGCTCTGGATTTTCTCCGATGAGTGCGCCCGGGCCCATCGAAAACGATGCATCGAACCGACCAATGGCAACGAAGCCGTCGGCATCCTCGATGGCGCGGGCTTTTCCCCGAGATGCTTCGTGAAGGCCGGCGAGAGCCAGCACCGCGTCGCGATCGACGCCCCTGGCTCCTAGGATTTCTGCAATCTTCAACGTCATCTCGACGGGAAGCAGTTCCTTTTTGTAGCCGTCCTCGTAATAGGCATAAGTCGTGTGGGAATCCATTTTTAGCAGCGACCCCATCTCACGAATGGTGAGAAGAGGGCGCGCGGATTCCCGCAGCATCTTTAGTTCTTTGCCTACTGCCGAAGGCTTTTTCGAAGCTTTGCCTGCCATGTCGGCACCCTGTCCGAGTCCTCCGTACAGGTCTGTCCGAATTATTCGTTGCATTTTGTCCGAATCCTTCGTACAAACTGAAAGATGGACAGCACCGATATCCCCCAAAGCCCCTCCCAGCGCATCATTGACGCCATGGGCGGCATTCGCCCCGCGTCCCGTCGGGTGGGGAAGAGCCCCACCACCGTCCAATACTGGAATGAGAGGGGCATCCCGCAGCGACATCAGCAGCTGGTGCTCGACGTGTGCATGCGCGACGGCGTTTTAATCGATGGCCGCCCGGTCGGGCCCGCCGATTTCTTCGGCGCCTCCGACCAGTCGGAAAGGGCCGCCTGATGCTGGCCCTGGTGATCCTCAAAGGCTTGTTGGTAACCGCGCTGATCCTGGCGGTAGCTGTCGTGCTTTGCGGCGGACTGGCCGCTTGCATGCTTTCGAGCAGAATAAGCCGGGACGAAGAGGCTGCCGATCCGGTTCATTTCGGGTGGCCTAGGTGATCGGGCTCACCCGCCGTCAAAGCGAACTTCTCGAATTCGTCTCGGCCCATGTGAAGGCTCATGGCGTCGGCCCATCGCGCCAGGAAATGGCCAAGGCTATCGGCGTCAGTTCCAGGGGCTATATCAACCGGCTCGTCGATATGCTGGTCGAGCGTGGCCGCATTCGGGTTATGCCGGGCAGGGCGCGCGCTATCGAGATAGTCGAGTCCAAGGATCACCACGCCACGAATTGCGATTGTGGTGTGTGCGTCTGCGCGCGGTATCACGCCCAGCTCAAGTTCGTGCATGCGCTTAAAGTCTTGCCGCCAATCGCGTTGCTCAAGGCTCGCGCCGATAATTTCCGCCCGCTGTCCGCTTTCAAGCGCGCGGCACTTCTCGGCCAACCGGCGAGCGACGTACGCCCATCGAAGGTGGGCTGATGGCGTTTGCATCAAATCTCACATTTCAAAAAGGACCCGACGCCAATGAGCGCCGGGCCAGTTCAATGGGTAATGGCCGTGCGGAAACTTCTGCCCGGCAAATCGAGGGTCGTTCATTCATGGCAAAGCGCGCAACGAAACCGGCGGGTACAAATCTTGCCCCCCAAACAAATCTTGTCCCCATCGGGGATGAGCGCGACGAAGCGCTAGCGTTTTCAGCGGTTATTATCCCTTTCAGCACTGGCGAACTGGCTCGCGCATCGAAGCGCACCAAGGAAGCTGCGAAGGGCTGGAAGGAGGCGCGCAGCCTCCCCAGTGCGTGGTCGATGTTGAACATGGCGCGCGAAATCCCCGCTGTGCGCGCTTACATGCTCCATAAGCTCGGCGCCGGTCCGCACATGCAGTTCAACAGCCCCCATGGCATGAACGCGCTGGCCAATGCCGTTCAGGCTTTGGCCTCGATGCCGGGCCCGGAAGGCGACGCCATACGCGCCCTGGTCAGCGGCAAAAAGGGCAGGGGGCAATGATGCGCTTCACGCTGTCGGCGCCTTCGCGTCAATTCCGCTCCGCACCAGGTCGTGAGAACGCGCAGCGCTTTGTCGAACATGCGGTGGTTCGCGGCGTTTTCATCACCAAGACCGAGAAAGCAATCCTGCTTGCGGTCGAAGGGCAACCCGCCAAGTGGGTGCCGTTCTTCCGGCTCGATAAGTCTTCGCTCGCGCTGATCTACCGCTCGGCCAAGGACACCGAAGTATCGGTGCAGGTGCAGCTTCAGTTCGCACTCGATCAGAACTTTGTCTGAATTTCAGCCGCAGGGACGCGCGGCAGTAGCGGCGGCCCAGACATAAACCGCCAGAACGGCGAAGAGGAGAACTGCAGAATGGCAAAGAAGAAAAAGACCGCCGGGACACGCGCCGGACGTTCAAGGCGCGGGAAAGGTGAGAGTAACACCGAGGCAAAGGCAAACGCAGTGGAAGTTCGCACTGCCGTATCGACCATGGACCTGCCGCTTCCGACACCTGATGACTATCAGCATCACAAGAAGTCGATCCTCGGATTTCTGGAAAAGAAGCGCACCGCAGACAGTCATTATCGCACAGCCCTGAAGAAGGCTCAGTCATCGGGCATCGACACCGACGCGATGCTGGAAGCCAACCGCATTGTGCGTGCGAACGACCCGAAGGGCACGGCAACCAAGCTCAACCAACTGGCCTTTGCGCTGGAGCAGGAGGGCTTCTCCATCCACATCACTGTGCATGACACTTTGGCCGGCGATCAGATGCAGCTCGTCTACAGGCGTGGTTATGCCGATGGTGAAGCTGGACGCACCGCCGACAACAAGTACCCCGAAACGACCGACCTTCACGCGGAATACAATCGCGGCTGGCGGCATGGCACCGGCAAAAATATGAAACTGACGCCGGAACAGGTCGATTCCGCCAACGAACAGCAGGAAGCCGCCTAGAATCATGCTCGTTGCTATCGACGCCAGCACCAAATCGACCGGCTTTGCCTTCGGAGGAGCTGCAGACGCTTCCCCTAGGGGGGGCTGCTGGGCGCTGCCTGGATGCGACGAGCAAGTTTTCGACATGACCTTGGCCCGGATCGCGGATTCCGTCGGTGAGCTTTGCCGCATGGTCCGGGCTGAGCATTTGATGATTGAAGCGCCGCTGCTGCTGGTGAATCACGGCCACAGCGCTGCGACAGCCATGGCGCTTATCCAGTTGACGGGCGCGGTGCGCGCCGCCGCCAAGCGGGCAGGGGCCAAGGTCCACCTCGCGGCGGTGCAGACCGTACGCAAGCATTTTATTGGAACCGCGCACCTCAAGCGCGAGGAAGCCAAGGCCGCGGTTATGGAGCGTTGCCGCCTTTTGGGCTGGCCCTGCATGAACGATGACCAGGGCGATGCCAATGCCGTGTGGGCGTATGGCATGGCTTTGCTTTATCCGAAGTGGGCGCCACAGACCGAACCGCTGTTCGTTGCGGCGAAGGGTGGTGCCGCATGA